ACAAAGACCTTAAGCACTGATATATATATTTGTTGCTATCTATAGTAAAACTATTTTCACAAATAATATCAGAAACTTCCAAATATGCTTCATCTCCATATTTACACAATATGGATAATAAGGCTCTTTCTGATGATGGATCACATAAAATCATTTAGCCAGCTCCAGCACAGCACTTGTTACACTTGTATCTTTCTGGAGAATCGTGTAAAAGACTGCTACTAATTTTTTCACTTTTGCCACACACCCTACATCTTACAGATACTATTTTTGCTTTTCTATTTCTTGGTGATGGAGGATTCTTATTTAAGATTTTGTCTATCTTTGTATCTTCCTTATGTAATTTATGTAGGCCAAGTTCTTCAAACTTATTTTTGGTTGTATTTGGAGTGGCCTTTGTTTTTTTAGTCTTAATAGGACTCTTATTGCTTTCCTGTGGAAGCATATTTTGAAGAACAGTTATTAACTCTTTTATTTTATCGGGATCTTTTATTAGATTTTCAATGTCCATGTTTCACCTTTGTTTTTTGAACAGATAAGACTATATCTGAGAGATTTTTAACGCTATTTGCTAAATAACCAAGTCTATCTATTCTTTGTTGAGCATACTTTCTTATCTTATTTAAGGCTGTTGCCTTTTCGTTGTGTTTAATTGCTTGCAGAGACTTTTCTAAATAGCCATAACCTTTATAGTTATTTATCTCATCGGCTATTGTTTCTTTTATGGTTTCTTCTGCCCAGTTGTGGCGGGCGGTCTCTCTATTAATAGTCCTTTGCAGGAAAAACGCATACTGAGCGAGTCTATAAGATATCTGAGCACAATCTTCTGGTGTTAACTTTTCCACAGCGTCCCTGTTCATATTAAAATACTCATTCAGTTCACTTTCTGTGAAACTGTGAACTTGTGAATATTGGCCAAGTCCTATGGATGATTCGTACTCGTCTAGTACCTTGTCCCACTGCTCTACTTGTTCTTTAGTTGTTAGCAATTAATTCCTCCCACTTATCTTGTTCATTATATGCTAGTTCAATATATTTAATATTATTGATCTCGCACCATTCTTTTTTTATTTTATCTCTTTTCTGTGCTTTTACAAAGGCTAGATTGTCTCTATGATAATGAGGAGTAAACGAATAGTGCTGCTCACCATGTACCTCTACGCATGTTTTGATCATAGGAATATAAAAATCCAAATACATGGTTTGAGATTTTGCTGGGAATATAGGTACTTCTTCTAATATTTGCATTGTTGGATATTTCTTTTTCAGAACCGATCTAGCATTTAGATGATAACTAGATTTATGCTGAATAGAATTTGTTGTATGTCCAACTATACTCCAATTACTCAAATTGCCATGAATATCCCTAACATTCATTTATTTATGCCCATCATAGACTTAAGTTCTTTATATAGGCTTTCGTAAGTACCAGGATTATCTACCAAGAACTGACGAACCTTTTCTGTTCCCTGAAATTTGGGCTTTTCATCATTCATGAAGTCCAAAGTATACCACGCTCCACCCTTATTGATCAAGCCCATATCTACAGCCAAACTTATAAGTTCTGTGTGTTTATCTATTCCTTGTCCGTATCTTATATAGCTAGTAATATTACCGCCTGGAGGACCAAGAGCAGAACACAAAGTTTGCCACTCTACTTCTTGTCCTATTTGAGAATTATCGGAACTTAGCAACCACGGCTTGAAGCTTTTTGCTCTAATTTTTATATCGGTTTGATAAGCTATTGCCTGTCCACTCTTCTCCTTAAACTCTGCGCCATATCCAGTAGGATTACCCATTAAGTGAGTAATTCCTATTACTATATTTTTATTTACTGGAATAACATTAGCGACCTTTCTACAAAACTTTGCTAATAGTTTTGCTCCATCTGCTCTTTGCATTTTATCCATATCACTAGTAATTTCGGCTTCTGTACACAAAGCAGAATATGAGTCTATTATCATAACAGAGCCTGGATCTTCATTAATAATTCTTTCTGCTATTTGTAGATATTCTTCAGCGTGAAGTATTTTACCGGTTTGTGATCCTATAATATTAAATTTGTCTAGATTAATTCCTGGTATTCCTTCTAGATCTCTTTTTTTCAATCGACCTTCTATGTTTAGGTAATACACGTTTCTTGGCGATGTTGATGAATATTCTTCTCTCTGTGCTGTTGCGGCAAAATCTAAACTAGTTGTGGTCTTACCGCACTTTGGTTGTCCAGTAAATACAACAAAACTTCCTTCTGGAATTCCGCCATTGAGAATAATATCTAATGATGGACTAACTGGAATTACTATCGATTCCTTATCCATAACCGAATTACCACTAAGAATAATATCGGCTCCAAAATCTTTAGTTATGCTTTCTTTAAGTTGTGCCATCATCTATTTCCTTTAATTTGTCTAGTAAGTTCTTATTATTTATTGTTGACTTGCCTTTATTTAACAAAACCCTATTTACGGGAGGTATATGTTCATATGTCTCCTCTTGAGGTTCGGGGGTTTGTTCTATAATACCTATAAGGTGCGGCGCTCGCAAAGAATAAATTTTTAATCCGTTCTTAGTGAGCAGAGCCCTGACTATTCTACTACAAGTATACTTACTAAGCAACTTGTTAGCTGCTGCGATTTGTCCTTTATATTCCTTTTGCCATTCGTCAGATAGCCAAAATCTATAATGTAGATCTTTTTTATTTTTTTTGGCTAATCTTTCGCAGATCAATTCGGAAATATATTGAGCAGCTGAAACCTCCTTGCCATTGGAGTATTTCGAAGGATATTTCTTAATCATTTATTTTGGTCTAAAAATACAGTCTCTGTCTTTAGTGTTTGAAATAGTATTCTTTTTTGCTTTGTCATTTAATTCAGATGCTTCTTTGGTCATGATAGCGACATTATTAATCTTTTTATCTCTTGTATGACGTATCATCAAATCAGCAGAAGTTTTCTTCGACACAGGTGATGCTTTAGTGGCTAGTTGATCGTGCTTTGATGGCGAATACTTCTCTAGATATTTGGTCACAGCTTCAACCTTAAGCTTTAGTTCTTCCGCAATTTCTGGAGCATCTTTACCTTGACTATATAACCAATTAATGGCATATGTACTACTCTTAGTTAATTTCATGATAGTTCCCTTTCTGCATTATTTAGCCATGCTAAATTTTTTGTTCTTAAAAACGACACATACATACCAAATACTCTACTATTAACTTCTTTGAAATTCCATGCTGGCTTACCTGTCCTATTTAGGAATTTAGAATGAGTATTTTCAGAATATAGCCCTATTGGATTATATACTTTGCCATAAAGTCCAGTTTTAATAAAATATCTGGTCTTATTGTTGTTTATAATAACCTTCGCAAAAGCTTCTTGAGTTTCTTCGCTGAGTCTTGGATTTTGATTATCATCCAAATAATCATGCTTACCAAATATAGTATAGTACTTGGACTCTTTATCAGTATTATCAGATTCTTTGATGTGAAATTGGTCTATATTCATTTGATTGGTATTAGATTTTTTCTAGTAAAGTATAGGTTAACAAAAAAGCCACAAAAGGCACAAAACACATGAGACACTAATGGTATAGTAGTATCAGACAGTGGATTTAAAAACAGACTTACCATTAAACTTATCCAAAAGCTTGAGCATTCGTGGCATAAAAGTGCTCTTCTAATATATGGTACTTTCGCTACCATATTTCTAAATGGAACAGCAGCTTCAGTGTCTGACCATGCGTATGCTATACCCAAACAGCAAACTAAATATATCAAAAATGTCATAGTAAGTATACCCAAAGCTGACTACCCTTATCTACTACTGAAAATGATCTAAACATTTTTCCAGTAAGTTCAACAGAGAGATTCTGCCACGCCTCTTCTGTGTTGTCTATTTTTAGAATTCTTCCGCTATAATTACTGTGTGCTCTTTGTTGTGCTAGTAATGATAGTGTTTTAGTAAGATCATTGGTATCTTTGACATATTTATTCAATACAGCTGGATCTTTTTGAAGTTCAGCCGAGAAAAATTTTATAACCCGTCCTTTACAACTACAACTTGGATTATTTCTAAATGTTAATAAATCAGCTAGTATATCTGGAAAATCAGTTTTTAACTTTTCGAATGTGTCGTTATCTTTTAGTAGGTAGCTTATAGCGTCTCCTACATTAGTATTATTAATCATTTGCTGCTCCTATGTTTAAGATTTTTCCAATTTGGTTTTGATGGTTTTTTAACTCTCGACATACCCTTTGGTAGTTCTTTTTGAGATTCATTTTCTCTATAGCTATTATGCTTAGAATAAAGATGATGCTTATAATCATCACTCATCCTATCAGTATTCCTTTTTGCTAAATCTCCAAGAGTTTTTAATTCACTGTCTGATTTTTTAACAGAAGTATTTTGTGTAGCCACATCCTTTATATAGTTTCTGGCGGTATTCTTACTTTTGCAATGTAGGCATTTTGGTTTGTCATTATAGTCTTTTATATAAAAGAATATTTCAAAGTCCTGCTCGCAGGAGTCACAGATAAAAGAATAGGTTGGCATTATAATTCAGTAAAAGATTCCGGTAGATATATTTTCCATTCCTCTGGTATCATATGTTTTATTTTATTCAACAGAGTGACAACTGGCAAGTACCTTGTGTTTTTTGTTGGTTCATATGGCTGACACCTTAATTCCATATTAGCCTGTTTTGGCGTTTTATTTCCTTTTTTGTGATTACACCTTAAGCAAGAAGTGACTATATTAGTCCAGCAAGTTGGTGAACTATTAGTATATTTCCATTTTGATTTTGGAATAACATGATCATATGTTAAATTTTGATAATCATATTGATTGCCACAATATTGACAAGTATAATCGTCTCTAAGAAAGATATTTTTTCTAGAAAATGGCACCTTTTTATATTGTGTTCTAAAAAATCTTTTTGTTTTTATAACAGCCGGAATTGGATAGTTTTTATTAGTTCCAACAATAAAGTCATTTTTATAAAAGTCTATAATATCTATAGCATATTTACTACTATCATGATATTTCATAGACCATGTTAGTGCCTTTTTCCAATTTATAATAGACATTGGACTAAAGTCAGAGTTTAATACCAAGCACTTAGAATGTTCAGTTTCCATTTTCTTTCTGTTGTAGCTTATCCAAGATTAACGATATAAGCGGATTCCTAACTATATCAGAAGATAATAGCTTTATAAAGCCTATATTATTTGTGTCTTCAAGATATGTTATTATATCTATAAAGCCACCCTGTAAATGTCTAGTAAGGTCAGATTGACCTACATCCCCAGTCAATACCATTTTACTCTGTTGACCTATTCTTGTCAATAACATTTTTAATTGTTCGTAGGATGCATTTTGGCACTCATCAGCCACTATAAAACAATTATGAAAATTTCTTCCTCTCATTAGTCCTAGTGGTACTACTTCTATTTTATTATTCAGTCTTAGGGCTGTGTACTGTGCTGTGGATATAAAATGATTAATCTCATCAATGATTGGTAATAGATATGGATGTAGTTTTTCTTCTGCTGTTCCTGGCAAGTATCCTATTTTTTCTCCGGCTTCTATAACTGGTCTTGTTATAATAATTTTCTTAACCTTATCATCTAATAAATATTCTAATGCCATTCCTATAGCAATATGTGTTTTACCAGATCCTGCTAATCCTTGGCAAAATGTGATCGTATTTTCTGCTATAGTTCTTATGTATTCTTTTTGATTCTCTGTTCTTGGTTTTAATCTATTTCTATAAGCATAAGCGTTTGGATTAATGTCATTTGTAATATCGATAACCTTGGATTTCTTCCTAGAACCTTTGTTATTTTTTCTCAAGTTGTGCCCTTTATTCTGGATGAAAGCTATACCAATTACATGATATAATACACCTATGCTATATAATATAAGGCTTTAAATTAGGGCTTTTCCACCCTTCTGGCTTTAAAACTTTCCCATCCTCTCTTTTTCTAACCTTACCTGTTGCCGGATCAACTTTTGCAAAATTTGTCCTCATTACCTCGTCCCATGCTTCTGATCCGTTTGCCCCCATACTATTAATTGCCCCAACTGTTACAACAATAATATCTATTAAAGCATCTAAAATTTCTACTTTGTCATTAGCATCAATCGCTTCTTGAAGTTCTTTTGTTTCTTCTTTTATTAGAGTATGATACATATTTAACTGTTTTTCGTTCCATTCGCAAACAGTTTGATCACATGATACCATAAAACTAGTCTGGTCCTTAAATACATCACCCATATGAATTTCCTTTTTAATTATAATTAAGATTCACAACTACTACAAGTTAAAATGCTTCTGGCTAATTCCTGAGCAGGATTACTGCTTCGTTGATAATAAAATGTTTTTATTCCATTTTGCCAACCATATATTAATAATTCGCTTACCTGTTTTGCTGGACAAGTTGGCGGAACCATTAAATTAAGGGAAACTGATTGATCTATATATTTTTGTCTCTGAATATTTTGAATTACTATTTCCTTTTGACTAATCTCACCGAAAGTTTTAAATACTTCTTTTTCTTCCTGTGTTAAAAAGCCTAAATGTTGAACACTACCACCTCGAATTAAAATATCCTTCCATATATCATCATTATCTTTATCTTTAGATTTTAAAAGCTTTTTTAGATATGGATTTTTATATGTAAAATTACCCTTAGCTAGTTTTTTAACAAAATAATTGCTATTTAGTGGTTCAATACTAGGACTCACCTGACCCAATATAAAACTACTACTAGTTGTTGGTGCAACAGCGAGAGTTGTTACATTACGACGCCCGTAGCCCTTTAATAGTTCTGGCTCACTATATAAACCGGCAAGATCTTCTGTAGCCTTATCGGCCTTGGTCCTTATAGTTTTCCAAATTTCAGTGTTAAGTAATTTAGCCTGCATACTTTCAAAACCTATCATCTTGCTCTGTAGAAGAGAGTGCCACCCTAAAGCACCCATACCTAAAGCTCGTTGAGTTTTAGCAAAATGATGAGCGGACTCCATAAACTTTACGCCATTACTTTTTTCTACAAATTCTTCATTTACGCTATCCAAGAAAAAGATAAGGGTTTCTATAGCGTCTGTCTCTTTAATTTCATCCCAATGAAGCAGATTTAGACTAGATAGTACGCAAACAAAACTATTATTTTTATCAGACTGTAAAGTTATTTCAGAACATAAGTTACTACTTTTAATACTTATATTTTTATCTTTATATACTTTAGGAGCGTTATTATTTACAGTATCACTAAACATAATATAAGGATAACCGGTTTCAAATCTTTTTTGAATAATTTTTGCCCAGATTTTTCTTTTATCTTTATCTCCGTCCACCATGCTATTCATCCATTCGTCACTAATAGTGACTCCTATACTCATATTCTGTATAGGGTGTCCCTCGCTCCTTATTTGTAGAAATTCTTCTATGTCTGGATGTTCTACAGGAAGATATGCCGCAAAACTTCCTCTGCGAGCAGAGCCTTGATTAGTTACATTAGCAATTGTATCATATATTTCCATAAAATGGATTGGTCCACCACTTTCTCCACCAACACTTATCTTTGCTCCTCTTGGTCTTAATTCTCCGAAATAGCCACTAGTTCCACCACCAAGCTTGCTCATGGTGCCTACTTCTGAAGCTTTAGTTAAGATATCTTCCATAGTATCATTAACATGACTATTAAAACAACTTACTGGAAGACCTCGTTCGTTGCCGTAATTAGTCCAAACCGGAGTAGCAAGACTATAAAAGCCCAGACTCATGTATTCTTCGAATTTGTCTGAGAATCCTTTTATTTTTAAAATTCGTTCAGCATTATCTGCTATTTGTCTTATTCTTTGTTCTGGAGATATTCCTTCTTTCAGATATCCACGCTCCAAAAAAAGGCGACTATGATTATTTAGCCAATAATATTTTTTATTGCTCATGATGTTTAGAATAAGTCCTCTGAATCGAAACTTTGAGAAAACTTTGCATATTCAACAGGTCTGCTGTGGAAAAAGTCAGAACTGTTATTTCCTAATACTTGTTCATCAAACCATAGTGTTTTTGAAATGGCTTCTGCGTCTACTTCGAATATTGGATCATAGCCAATTTGCACCAAAGATTCATTCATTCGATTTTTAATAAATTCCTTTAATAGATTTGAGTTAAGTTTTTCGTGCCCATATCCATTAACTATCCATTCGATGATTTGACACTCATATTTAATAGCATCATTAGCTTCATGCTCTATTTTAGCTTTTAGTTCTTCATCAAATAATTCTTCGTGTTCTTCTCTAATAGTATTGATAATCTTAATACCTATCATAGCATGAAGATTTTCTTCGCGTGAAGTATATTCTACTTGCTTGTTAGTATCTTTTAGAAGATTTTTATATCGACCAAAAAAGCTAATAGTATAGAACTGTGAAAAAAGAGCAATGTTCTCAACAAATAAAGTAAATAGAATTAACGAATATATAAATTGTTTTTTATTGTTGTCGTGAAATTTATGTAGATGCTTGCGTAAATAGTTCACTCGACCTTTAATAATATCTAGTTGTAGGATATCATCGAACGCATGATCAAGTCCTAAAACCTCTAATAGTCTTTCATAGGCATCTCCATGAATAACCTCAACATTAGCCATAACATATCCCATATCATTTATACTGGGATGAGGAAGATTATCTCCTAGTTTGGCCCAAAACTTTTTTACACTTATTTCTAACTGGCCTATAGTAGATAATGCTCGTGTTACTATTTGTCTTTCTTGATCTGTTAAATTAACTCTAAAGTCCTGCACATCACTAGTAAAATTAAACTCTTTATCTGTCCAAAAGCCATTATGCATAGCAGTGATGAACTCTTGGGTCCAAGGATAATTATCTGGCTTACGGCTAATTTGTTCTTCAAAAATCATACTATTTCTTTCTTGTGTTGATTATGTTATGCATCATATTACACCACATAGTTGTCTTAGCCAAGTCAAATCTGGATCAACATAAGAAATTTTCATGCCGCTCATTTGTATAAAAGTATCAAATCTTTTTTTTGCTTCATCATCAAATAAATGTGTGCCGTGATTATTTATCATATAAACGGTTTTAATCCCTTCCTGCCACAAAGAAATGATACAATTATTACAACATTGTCCAGTTACATACGCTATGCCATTATCTGGCCTAACAACACAATTGGTTAAAGCATTAATTTCGCTGTGTACCATCCAAAAATATTTATCTGGTCTGTTTACTGGTAATTTTGAATCATCTAATCCTTTTGGGAATCCATTATAACCAACTCCCAATATTCTATTATTAGTGTCCGTGATAATGCAACCATGTTGAGTATGAATATCGTGGCTTCTTTGAGACACTACTTTT